AGTTCATGACCCGTTTAGGGGATCATCCCGAACGTGAAGCCATACGACAGGAAATGCAAAGTCTTGCTGGCTTTGGTCTTTGTCGTGCTCATGCAGTGAACCTTGGCAGATTGATCTGGGCCCTGGCCTATCAAAAGGCCCACAACCCTCGCGAGTTCTGGCGGGCAGCTCTCATGCACTGCCAAGGTTCCTATGCACGTTGGGTGTATCGTAACGAAGCCAAACGTGCAGGCTGGGATCTGCGTGAATTGGGATTTGGCAACTGGATCACTGAAGATCCTGTGGAAAGTTTTCTTGAACACGGAGCATGGAACTCACCCGGCTTTCTACCCAACATGGGTGTGCGTAATCTCTACTTGGATCGCTTTGAATTTGCGGGTATCGTGGCCAACAGTCGTGTGTTCCACAGAGAACGGCAACAGTATATTCATTTTATAACTCTGGGCGTGGGTGAAGGTGAATACGTTGATCTAATTGTGGATCGTCCGATAAAATATTCAAATGGATCAGTTATTGTGGGACAAGGGGAAATGCGCAGTAGAGACAACAGTCAGTTTTTACAATGCCATCGAACCAATGTGAAATCTATCAATATTGATCAATATCTAGCTCAATAATTTTTCTGCTGCACTGGGAAACAATTTCCTCCAGTCCAGTTGTCTACGTAGATCCAGTTGATCAAGATATTTCACAGTGTGTTCAGGCACACTGTCAACTGCCAGCACGCCTTCACAGGGTTGCAGTCTATGCTCCACAGGATCTCCAAATCGTGAGCTGGCGAAGTTTGATTGCAACCAAGCAGCTAACTCAGGCACATGATCTTGATTAAGCACACTAACCACTGTGGTCACTGCAAACAGGCAATTGTGTCCAGCATGCTCCCGATACCATGTGAGATTTTCACTCACAGCATGCCAGTCTGCAGGATATCGGATATAATTGAATTGATCACCAATGGCATCAATACTGAAGTCCAATTCTATCAAGCGAAATTCATTCCATAAGTCTCTAAGATCATTATCAGCTTGAATAGTGGCATTGGTGTTATAGTACACATGCACCTGCTGTTTGTTGGGAATGGCTGCTAAAAAATCACGATGTTCTTTGCTCAACAAAGGTTCACCGCCGTGAAAGTGCACATATTGCAATCTTGATAGATCCAGCTCTTGCCAGTATTGATTGTTGTTAAATCGTTTCTGTGGAAGATTGAGTTCTTGTTTCCACACACTGCTGGCCCATGGTCCACACATCACACAGGCTAGATTACAAATGTCACCAACCCAGTAATCCAAGCGTATGAGTTCGGGCATAGCTTGATCAACACCGTGATCTTTATACCATTGGTTGCTGTGCTGTCTTCTACTGGGCAGTCCTTGTTGTTCTTGTTTGAGGCATTTTACACATGCGTCAGGCCACTGTTGTTTGCTCCAGGCATCACGTACAGCCACAAGATATTGATCATTTTGAAAGTCCAGTTGATTTACCTTTTTTAGAGGTGCAATACAACAAGGGGAAATGTGTAGCTCACCGTTGTCACGTGTGATGTTTACGTTTTTAAAAGCATCAAGACAGATCATTGTGCTTTGATTTTGCCCAGTAGTTGTTTGAGTTTGGCGCTTTGTACATCGGCAGATATCTTGCCCGGCTCGTCAGCCACTGTGGCATTGGACTC